AATCTCACCTCCGATCAGCCGAAAGGTAGATCGTGATAGTTCTACTTTGGGTGTGCAAAGTTACGAGTTCAATCCCAAATGTGAGACCGCAGAAGAGGTTGGTTGGGACACATTCTTTGAGCTGAATTGTGAGTGGCAAAAGCTCATGGATAGCACAGGAATGGCTCACGCAATTTCTATGAATTGGTGGTCCGATATGACAACAATGGACCGCGAATTTATGTCACGATGGTTGAACTCCCCCTTGAAGAGTTTGTATTACTCTCTTCAAGTGATGTCCGATACACAAGACAAAACAGACGCCTACGCAGCTATTAGCGACGTGGATGTTGATGCTTATCTTGCAGGCATCCTTGAGAAAGTAGGCATTGTTGAAGGGGATTCGGCACCTGATTGTAATTGCGCAGAATGATGAATCCGTATCAGAAATTGCTAGCACGGAAGCGGTCTTGGACTCCAGTTCAAACAACCGCCGGTAAATTGAAAGAAGGAGCAGAGGAGGCTGTCTACCGTGCTCTGGCACTTCGACAACTGGAGCTGCCAGTCGGTGAGTTCATCAACGACGCTCTACAGTCCGAGGTGCCGGAAACGGCTCGTGACCTTTTACTCACCAACATCAAGGACGAAGAGAACCATGACCTTGCATTGGGATACGCAGCAAGTGCGCTCGGCACAGATAGCCAAGCAGAAGCGGAAGCAGCTCGCCTCCGAAAAGCTTGGGAAGATCATCCAGACCACACCGTACTCAAGGCACTGGTGGCTGAGCGAAGCATATTCTTTGTTATCCTCCCCTTCTTCCGGTTCAACGGTGACGCTGGACTGAGGACCATCTCTGCGGACATCAGCCGTGATGAACAAGTACACGTCGCTACCAATAGCTTGGTATGTCGTGAGCTTGGCCTCACTGTTTCTCCTAGTTTGGATCGCCTCCGCAAGGCAACCATTAATTGGGTGATGCAGCCTCTGGGCAAGTCAGACGACAAGTACATTGACAAGCAGTTCTGGCTCGACCAGAGCGACAGCTTGATGTACGCAGGTAAGGCAGAAGGTCTTATCGAAACTCAACGAGCCAGGATGCCTGCGTTCTTTGAGATGTCGAACAGCGACCTCCCAAGTTACGCTTGAGATAAGACCGAAGGGCTGCTATGTTTCGCCACGATTCTAAGTTCGTAGATCCTACGTTCTACGTTGATCCTCTTTCTGAGGAGTTTATTGGGGTCGAGTGTTGCTTAAAATGGTGTCAAATCTTTGGTACGTGTCGTGCTGAAGAGGAAGCTAAAGCAGCAAACGCTGAAGCAGAAGCAGCCCAACGTCTTTACGAACAGGAATCAGCTAGAGCTCAACAGGTAATTGAAGAGCAGAAGCAGGTATCAGCACGAGAGATTGCAGCTCAAGAGACAGCTCGTGCAGAAGCTCTGACTGCACAGAAAGAATCAAAGCGAGCTCTGGACATCACTCGCCGTCAAGTTGCAGCTGAAGAACAGCAGAAGAGTGGTTTGTTCGCAGCGCAAACTGAGATGGCTAAATCTCAAATTGCAGCAGACGCAGACGCAGCTGCAGCTCGTGCAGGAAAAGGAAGAAAAGCTCGAGGCGCTGCTCCCAAAGTTTCTGTAACTAGACTCAGTGCAAGACTGGGAATTGGCGGTTATTCTGGCACAGCAGCTGGTCGAGTTAACCCCACTGGTTTAAATCTATGATTCCCTACATTGATCCAGAGATTATCAAATATCTGGAGGATCTGTATCCAGACAGAAGTCCTGATCTTAGTATGGAAGAGAAACTTATTTGGTTTTCTGCTGGTCAGGTGTCAGTTGTACGCCATCTGAAGGATCAGTACAACCTCCAGGAGGAGACAAAGTATGTTTAATTTAGGACGCCACGACGCTAAGTTTGTTGACGCTGACTTCTATGTAGATCCTCTAGACGAGCGATTTACTGGCATCAACAACGAGCTTGTTATTACCGGTACTGCACTGGCTATTGGTGCTGCTGCTGGTGCTACTGCTTACGCTGGCTACGCCTCTGCTAAAGCGTCTCGGGAACGGGCTCAAGCAGCTCGTCGAATGGCTGAAGAGACTCGTGCTGCTTCTCTCCGTGAGATTGAGCAGATGCGGAGTGAGGCTCGCCAACGTGCTTCTCAGTTTAAGACTGAGATTGAACAGTCTCGTGCAGCAACGGCTGAGTCAGCTCGCCAAGCCAATATGGCTCGTAGCACGGCGCTGGCTCAGATCGCTCAACAACGTTCTGCATCTGCCCTTGCGATCCAACAGCAACAGCTTCAGGCTCGAATCCAGGCACAGCAATCAGCAAGCACTACTGGCCGTGCTGCTCGGAGACGAGTCGGTACCCCTGCTGCACTACGTACTAATTTAGAGATACAATCTCCTCTTTCCGGTGGCATTGGAAAGGGTACTCCTAACGCGACAGGTGGTTTGAATGTCTAACGCTGCGGCACGTTATGCGGCTCTTGAGCCGGAAAAGTCTATTTACCTTGATCGCGCTATCGAGTGCAGTAAGTACACGCTGCCGACTCTTATTACCGATAACGACCGCAGCACAGGTAAAAACATCTACACCAAGATCGCTACCACCTACCAAGGATTGGGAGCTCGTGGTGTAAACAACCTAGCAAGCAAACTGTTGATTGCTTTGCTGCCTCCTAACCAAGCTTTCTTTCGTCTTTCCGTAGACGATATGAAGCTCCAGAAGGAGCTGGAGAACTACAAGGAGCTGCAGTCTGAGTTTGACCAACAGCTGTCTTTGATGGAACGTTCCGTGATGCGGGACATCGAAGAGTCAGGTGATCGCACTGCACTGTTTGAAGCACTGAAGCACCTTATTATCGGTGGTAACGCGCTTCTCTACGTTTCTGAGAATGGTACCAGGGTATATCCACTCAAGTCGTTTGTACTTAATCGTGATCCTGAAGGAAACATCCTTGAGGTTGTTGTCCGTGAAGAGGTCAACCCTGAGGTTCTTCCAGAGGGCACTGCTCCCAAGAAAACAGAAGGTGGCTTTGTAGACAAAACTGTTTTCCTCTACACCCACGTCAAGTGGGATTACAAAAAGGATCGTTGCATCTGGCAGCAAGAGGCTTACAACAAGCCTGTCGGAAAGCAAGGATCTGTTCCTATTGAAAAGAGCCCTTGGATTCCTTTGAGGATGTTCCGTGTGGCTCACGAAGCCTACGGTCGTGGGTACTGTGAAGAGCTACTGGGTGACCTGAAGAGCCTTGAATATCTCAGCAAAGCAATTGTTGAAGGATCAGCAGCCGCGGCCAAGATCATCTTCCTTTGCAACCCGAACGGTACTACTAGACCTGATGCGCTTGCTCGGGCTGCCAATGGATCAATTGTGGCAGGCAACCCAAATGACGTGGCTCCTCTGCAGATGCAGAAGCAAGCAGATCTCACGGTTGCTCTCAACACCATTGCAAGAATCGAACAGCGTCTGAGCTTTGCGTTCCTGCTCAACAGCGCTATTCAAGCTGGTGCCTCTGGTCGTGACCGTGTGACGGCTGAAGAGATTCGGATGGTGGCACAGGAGCTTGAGGCAGGTCTTGGTGGTATCTACTCCATCCTTTCTATTGAGTTGCAGTTGCCGCTGGTGAACCGCAAGATGGCCATGATGGAACGGCAGGGTCGTTTGCCTCGCCTTCCTAAAGATGTTGTCAAACCTCAAATCACCACCGGTCTTGATGCACTCGGTCGTGGTAACGACAAAGCCAAGCTCATCGAGTTTCTACAGACCTTGGCCGGAACATTGGGACCGGAGGCTATGGCACGGTTTGTTAATAGCCGAGAGCTCATTACTCGTCTTGCTGCTTCTGACGGTCTTGATACGTACAAACTCATCAAGAGCGAAGAAGAACTAATTGCAGAAGAACAGCAACAAGCTATGATGATGCAGCAACAAATGGCCGCGCAAGATCCTAACAACGATCCTGCAAAACAGGCCGCACTAGTTAAAGCTGAAAATGACTCAATCCGGGCAGAGCAAGAAGTCGCAGCCGGAGGCCCAGGAGCCTAAGGCTGTAGAGGCACCAAAGCCTAAAAAGGAAGAAGCTCCTAAAACCAAAATGGAGATTCTGATTGAGCGTCTCCGTGAAGAGAAGCCTCAGATCTATGAGCAGTATGTTCAGGCTGCAAAGAACCGTCGGCCTGTTTGGATCTATCCTGATCTGACCGTTCGTATTGGTTGATCATGGAAATCGTTGCTGATGGTGTGCTGTCCCAACAAGAAACGGGACCGTACAGCGAACAGGATCTGCAGGCTCTTCAAGAGGGTGAGCAGCAGGAACAGCAGGAGGAACTAATCGGTGGCAAGTTCAAATCTGCCGACGATCTTCTGCAGGCTTACCAAGAACTTGAAAAGAAACTTGGAAGTCGTTCTGGGTATGAGACGGCAGAAGACCAGCCTGCGGAAGAGACTGCTCAAGAAAATCAAGAGCCAGAAACTTCTGTTCTTTCTCAAGAAGAAGAAAGCACCATTATGGAAAGTATTGGTGGACAGGAAGCTTTTACAGCCGTTCAAGAGTGGGCTCGAGAGAATCTTGACCAAGCTGAACTCGATGCGTACAACCGCGAAGTAAACAGCGGTGACTACTACCGAGCTCGTAACGCACTGCAATCACTGCAGTATGCGTACCAAGACAACGTGGGTAGTGAGCCTGCTTTGATTGGTGGCAAGCTTTCTGGTAACAGTGCTGACGTGTTCCGTTCTACCCAGGAAGTGATGGCTGCTATGAACGATCCTCGCTATCTAAACGACACAGCTTATACGCAAGACGTACAAGAAAAGCTGTATCGTAGCGACGTTCTTGGTCCAACAGGTTAATATTTACATAGCGAACGTGTCATTGTTGCCGCTGAGGCGATAACAACAGTCGAGGCGAACGCGACTAACAACCAACTAAAACTTAGAAATGCCTGACTTTGCATCTCTTAGCCGGTTGGGTAGCGTAAACAGCGTTCAGTTCAACGCTGGGTCTGCCGCCGGTAACTATGAGCGTGAAAACGCCAACTTTTTGAAATTGTTTAGTGGCGAGGTTCTGACCACCTTCGCCCGTGAGTCCGTGTTCAAGGACCTCACGATGAAGCGCTCGATCTCCTCGGGCAAGAGTGCCAGCTTCCCCATCACGGGACGCTTCAGCAGCCGCTACCATCGCCCCGGTGATTGGATCAGTGGCCAGGGTAACAAGGGCATGATCGGTGAAAAGATCATCACCATTGATGACCTGCTGATTGCTGATGCTTCGATCTACGACCTCGATGAGGCCAAACTTCATTGGGATGTGCGTTCGATCTATTCCACCGAGCTGGGCCGCGCTCTTTCTCGGGCTTATGACCAGCGCATTGCTCGTACCCTTCTGACTGCTTCTGAGTCTGACGGTCGTGTGAAGGATTGGGAGTCCCGCAACTTCCAAACCGCAGGTGGTACTTTCGTCTCCGCCGCCTCTAACGTTGTCACTCTGAGCGCTAACTTCGCCACCGCTGAGCTCGGCTCCTGGGCTGTGGGTGAGGTTGTCTACGGTGAGGACTCCGGTGCTTATGCCGTGATCACCACCGCTCCTACCAACGGTGCTGCAACCTTCGGTGTTAACCCTCTGGGTTCCATCGGTACTGGTACTGACGCAGCCTTCAAGGTTGGTGAGCGCCTGTTCACCCTGAACAGCCTGCCTGGTGGTACCTCCCTGACCGGTATCGACCTCAACGCTGCGGCTGACCGCAACGCTCGTGGCGATCTGATCGTTGAGAACCTGTTCCAAGCTTGTCAGTCCCTGGACGAGAAGGATGCTCCCAAAGAGGGTCGCGTCTGCGTTCTGAGCCCTGCTGCTTACTACGACGTTCTGGCTTCTGACCGCGCAATCAACACTGACTTCAACGGTGGCACGGGTGCTAACGGCACCTTCGCTCAGAACCGTGTTGCTTCTGTGGCTGGCTTCCGCCTGATCACCAGCAACCACCTGGGTATCAACGCCTATACCAATGGTCAGTCCTACGTTGGTCTGAGCAACCAAGCTGCTACCACCCGTGGTGAGCGTCCGAACTACACCAATGGTCGTGACGGTTCCGACGGTCGTGTTGCTGCTGGCACCAACGACTACTTCCAGGATGAGCAGGGTAACACCTCCTCTATCGCCAACTGCTTCGGCCTCTGCTTCACCAAAGAAGCTGTGGGTACTGTGTCTCTGAAGGAC